CCGAATATGAAGACCGATTGCTGCAGAGAAACGCGGAGATCGCGAGAGCCTTGCGCTGGGGGGATTGGTCCATCTTTGCAGGGCAGGCATTCCCAACGTGGACGAGGGATCGGATCGCTATACCCAAGAAAGAGCAGTTTGAAATCCCTACACATTGGGCGAAGTGGCGAGCGATGGACTATGGTTTTATCCATCCGATGGTGATGGGATGGTTCACGATCAACCCGCAGACAAAGCGTGTGTATGTGTATCGTGCAGTGAGTGCCAGCAACTTGAGCGATGAGCAGCAGGCGGAACTAATGGACAAAATGAGTCCGCCAGAGGAACGGTATGCAGCGACCTACGCCAGCCCTGATATGTGGGCGAGCACGGCGAAGAAGAGCGGGAAGATACAGACCAGCGTGGATGAATTCAAGGCGAAGGGGATCATCCTTACCCGTGCCGACAACGACCGAGTGAATGGGGTGCGGAAGATCGACCGCTTGCTATTCGATGGACCGGATGGACTGCCCATGATCCAGGTATTCGAGCCTTATTACGAAGTGTTCAAGTGCATGGAGACCCTGGTGCGTGAAGATGCGCAGCAAGGCAAGAACCCGGAAGATGTGAAGAAGGTGGACGGGGATGACCCGTTCGACATGCTTAAGTATGGCTTGACCAACATGAAACAACCTGAGAGGAAAGACGGGACTGCGAAGACAGCGCACCCGGCGAAAGGAATGAGCAGCATATGAAAAAATTGAGCGAGGCAGTAATTCAGGAGATGCGCCAAGTGCGGGATAAGTTGATCTCCGACTATGGCGAGCGTGACAAGATGCTTGACCGTTACGAAGAAATCTATTTCATGACCCGTGGAGAGAAGCCGCGATCGTTGAAGGGTACCGACGAGAGTGATATCAAAGAGACAATCAGCAGCAGCGGGCGGGATGCGGTGCAGGGTCTCAAGCGTATTCTGGACAGCGGTGATGTGCAGATAGAAGTGACCGGTGAAGGCGGCGACCCGACAACCGTGGTGAAGGGATTGAAAGAGATCCTGAGTGTGAGTGGGTTGTACCGCATGGTCACCGTCGAGAAAGACCTGAACCTATCAACCGCGCTGCATGGTCCGGGCATTCTAACTGTGAACCTGGTGGATGATCTGATCGAGGCGCAGAAGAAAGAAGTGGATGCCGAATCTGGATACGCAGAAGTGACCGAATACAAGAATGAATTTGTGGCGAAGAAGCTGGAGATGCTGAGGGAGATCACACCATTTTTGCTTGATGTGATAAATGCCCGCCAGAGTTATCCGCTATTTGGCAAGTGGGGCATGGTGGGGCATGCACAAAAGTACAAAGTGAAGGGCGCTGAATTGATGGATATGTTTGGCGTTACCTGTGACCCGAATGAAGAATACGAGGTGAAGGACTTTTTCTATTACACGAACCGGCTGGTGGAAGCCACGGGAATCTCTGAGCCGTTGATGGCGACGGAATGGGTGGCACGTCATGAGAAGACCGGGGAGATCATTGGCAGTATCAATATCCCTGTATTCGTGCGGCATGCGGGAGGGTCGTCGTTATTTGTCGAGCCTGATAAACAATCGCAGCCGTTACTGTATGCCAAGGCGAAGGGGAATTGGGATCTGCGTGAGAATCTTTTCTACACCTATTTATTCTCATCCATCTATCAGCAAGGTTTGCCGGGTCCGATTTTAGTGGTGGATCCTGAGAATGCAGATCAAGAGATCGAGGTGGATTATCGGAAGGGTGTGCGCACCATTGTAGCTAAGGGCAAGCTGGAGAATCCACAGGTGATCGATGGGGATGTGATGGGGGTGCGGAATATTCTGACGGAGCAGGCAAGCAGTCAGACGATCCAGCCGCAGACGTTGGGACAGAACACAAACGGAGTGACCTTCTCGCAGTTTGCCATGGCTTCAAAGGCGGGGCTGATCCCTGCGATTGACCCGAAGGAAGCGCAAGAGGCTTTGTACGGGGATGCCTTCACGCACATCCTGCAGCGGATCCAAGCAGAGAGCATCGATAACAAGTTGATCCCAGCCAACGCAATCCCGAAGAAGGTGAAAGTAAAGGTGACAATCGCACCGGACCTGGAGCAGGATGATCTGCGTAATGCCACAGTTGCCCAGCAATTACTAGCCAGCGGTGCCGACGTGAGCAAGAAGTGGGTGAACACCAATCTCTTGAAGATCACAGACACGGATGAGATGTGGAACCAGAAGGCGCTTGAACAGATGCGGGATGCGATGCTGCAGTTGGTTGTGCAGGATCCCAATGTTTTAGGTCCGATGGTGCAGAAGGTGCTAAAGATCGCCCCACCCCCGACCCCTCCCCAACAGAAGAGCGCAGATGGAGAGGGGGGATCGATGCCAGTGCCAGGTGATATGCCAGTGAGCGGTGCAGGCATGGAGCAATTACCGAAGACGGAGGCAATGGTGCCGGAGAATGAGAGGCAGTAATGGCAGGTATAGATCTGCGTGACATGATGCTCAAGGCGGCGGCTGATGTGCAGAAGGCAGTGATGCAGTTCGAGATGGACGTGCAGAAGCCAGCGGTGCGGACCGATATGGCGAAGCTGTGGATGAATTTGCCGGATGACATGAAGGAAAAATTCAAGGCAGAACAGCCAGAAGCGTATGCTGCATTGATCAAAGAAATACAAGGAGGTTCGTGATGTTCCCAACCAAGATGATATTCCCAGCTGTGCAAAGTGGGAGCGGTGTGCAGACCGGAGGCGGTTTCAAGATGCCTGCGTGGATGAAGCCCAGCCCCTCCCCATCTGCAATGAGCAGGCGAGAAGGAAGAAGCAACGAACAGATCAATAGTAATTTACCGCCAGAAGTAGATGCAAGACTGCAAGCGTTCATTCTCTCCAATGTGCCGAAGCCTGTGGCACCAGTGGAGAAGCCTGCGTGGATGAAGCCCATGATGGGTGGTGGTGCGCAGACAGGGGTGACGCGACCGGCAGCGTATGGCGGAAGTTATCAAGGCAGCGGGAAGATCGGAAGCATCCCTGCATGGATGGGCGCAAAGACGTTGAATCAAGAACGAGTATCAACCCGCTTGCGTGCCCGTGGCGTGCATAAATAGGTGCGAGATGATACGGTTGTTTTTTTTGCTCATGGTGGTCATGAGCTATCAAGTAAAGGAGATAGATATGGCAAGATTGATGGATGAAGATGTTCGAAACCCAGCGAAACCTTTAGTACCTGCCTGGGCTGGAAAGGGTGCGCGAGAAGGTAAATCCCCTGTGCTGAAAACAGCGGGCGGATTCGGAGGCATGCGGACAGGCAGTGGGAACAAGAGCAAGCCGACATTTACGGATGCGCTTGTTTCTTCGGCAGCCGCAGCGAATACGAATGGCGGTGGTCAGTGGTTGAGCATGGATGGTCAGCCAGCCCCGCAGCCCGCTTATTTGAATCCAGAAAGACCGAAGGCACCGGCATGGATGAGACCCGTTGTTGATGCTATTGCCGCAGCGAATACGAATGGGGGTGGTCAATGGTTGAGCATGGATGGGAAGCCAGCCCCACAGCCTGCTTATGTAAAGCCGACAATTCCCGCGTGGATGAATCCACGTCCGCCAGCCTATGGTGGATCTTATAACCCGACCGTGGCACCAACACCTGATACCCCAAGTCCAGAAGATACTTATGACAGTTATCAGGGCGAGCCGGTAAACAATTCATATTCTGATCTATTGCGCAGCCTTGAGCCTGTGGCTTTGGGAAGCGGTGAAGTATCGATGTCAGATTATCTGAGGTCGTTGGAAGCAGGCAGCCCCTATGTATTGCCGCCTTCATGGATGGACCCGAATGGACAACAATCCGGCTATTACTCAGGCTTTGGCAGTCAGTATGGAGGGAACTGGCGGCGTGGTGGTGGTGAATATGGTGGCTACGATGCGCCTGCCTGGATGAGTAATGAGATGGGGTTGTTCAGCTGGAAAATGTAACCCTTGACCCCTCTCCCAATATGGGAGAGGGGAATGTGATTTGATTGGATGTAACTATGCCTAAGAAAAACCAAGAAGAAGACGTGATCGAAGTACGCCCGAAGTGGATGAAGCCCGCGGATTTCAAGAAGCCGGAACAGCAGCAAAGACAGCAGTGGCAAAACCCAAACCGCATGACCTACCGTGAGCGAATGGATCGGAGGCTGGAGCGTGCTGGGTTATTGGACTATCAGACAGAGGGGCTGAGTCCAGAAGAGATCGCGCAACGATATGCGACTGCGAATATCAAGATCAGCGATCGTTCTTCCTGGTTCAAGGATAACTATGGCTTCGAGGCACCGGAGACGATCACGAACCGCGAAGCTATGCAGGCATGGCGGAAGCAGGCATTCGAGGGCAATGCCCAAAGTATCTTCCCGACCGTTCCCATAGAAACACCGAAGCAGGTGATCCCCAGCGGAGGGAATGCGGATCGACCGCAGAACTTTATGCAGGCATCGAATGGCTTATTAGTGCGGGCACCCAAGACGCAGCCGACCGATGTGGCAGAATCACCGGTGGCATCGAAGGTCTTTGCGACGAATGAGCAGGCATTGAATGGGGAAGTGAACTGGACGGATCTCTCTTCGACCGAGCGCGAGAAGATGCTGAAAGATCCGACCTTTTACACCAGCGGACAGATCACGAAGTATCCGGCATGGATGCAGCAGCAGATCCTGGGTGATAAGAACTTTGATTGGAACCGTCTCCCGGCATGGCAGCGTACCTATTACGATCTCTCTTCATCGCCGGGAGCTATGGGAGCAGTGCAAGGCGGATTGATGGGGTTGGGTTCTGGTAACGCATTCGGCGCACCGGTGGGGGCGGCGCTGGGATGGGCTGCTGGAAAAAGCGGGTATGACCAGACCAAAGAATTTTGGAAGCAGGATAACCTGACCGCTGGTGCATTCGGGTTGATGAATTGGTTGGCAGAGCAAGCAGAGAAGGGGGTGGGAGTTATTGCTCAGAGTGCAGCGATCTTGACAGGGAATGACCCGAACTTTGACCCGAAGAAACGTAACCTTTCATGGGATGCGGGCGCTAGCTTTGCCGAAGTAATGGGACCTGCATACCAAGCTGCATTGAAAGCTGACGATAAGAAGTTTACTGCGGACGATATTCTTAACCGTGTGCCTATTGTGGCAATGTATCGGCTATATGAAGTGGTGAGTGATCCTGAAAAATTCAAGGGTCGAGAGTCTTATTTGGGAGCTACGTCGCCGATCCCTCTTGATAAGACATGGGTGGAGCGATTGAATGAGGCAGAGAAACGAATAAATGCAGGGGAAGATTATCGTGTTGTGATGACGGATCTACAAACCGGAGTTAAGGCACAGATCAGTGACATGGTGTTTCAGGCGGCAGCCGATCCGTTGAATGTTATGCCGGACACTACAAACAAGATATTAGGGCTGGCGGCGGATGCCAGTGGCAACAAGGTCGCAGCTGAGGCGTTCCGATCTACAGAGGGACCAGTGGAGGCGGGGCGCAAGTATCGAACGTTGGTGCAGACGGGGCAGGCATTGACCATTGATCCTGAATTCAAGGTGGATCAGATGGGGGCACTATCAAAGTTTATTGCGGGCGTGAATGATACAGGCGCGGTGAAACAGGGGAGTCTTATCCCAACTAAAAAGGGTTTACTCGACCCTGTGACAGGGAGAGAGTTTGTCGTTAACAACCCGATGGATATTTTGAAAGGCATTGTCAAAGACCCTATTGGTCTTGTGAAGCATTTGGCAGAACAGACACCCCACAGCAGGGCACAGACCGGGGCGGGGATGTTCTATGAAAACGTAAGCGCGATGATGCAGATGTTCGAGACGCCGGAAGAAGCGGCGAAGTACATCGGTGCATTATCGAAGAGTGACATGAACACGTGGGCAGAACTTGGGAGCCGCTTTGCGGAAAGCCCTGAATTCTATACGGTGCTGCCTGCGTTGAAAGAATTCAAGGGGTCGCTGGATGGGATCGTGCAGACCTGGGAGATGAGTGCGCCGAACCGTGACCTGTTGACACGCATTGCCGACATTATGGGTGACCAGCCGGGGAATGTGTTGGAAGACCTGGCACGGAAGGGCACGGCGGAGCAAGATTACCAGCGTTTGATGGAGCGATTGCAGGAGATCGATACGCCGACGGCGAAGGCATTGCTGGCAGATGCGGAGGCTGGGCGCTTTACAGCTGAGACGTTGAAGCAGATGATCGATGTGTTCACCGGTGAAGGCGCGTTGCCATGGCACCCTGGACAGTGGAAGGCGATGATGCTGGACCAGCTGGGCGATCACTTTGACCAGTGGGTGACGCAGCGTTTGATGCTGGATAAAAGCCCGGAAGCAGTGAGCGCATTCTTCCGTACTTCTGCGTTGATGAAACAGGCGCAGAGTATTTTGCTATTGGGCGGGTCGCCTGGGTATGCGATCACAAACGGGTTGAGCAACATGGTTCACCGTGCGGTGAGCGGTGTGTTCGGGTATATGACGGGCAAGCAGATCGATACATTCCTTGATCGGTTCGGCATGACTCCGGCACGCTTCGATGAGGGTGTGGGCATTGGCGGAGTGGTGGAGCAGGCAGCCGGTAAGAGTGGCGTGAAAACTTCAACGATGGATGAAGCGGTGAAGGGGAAGGGTCCGCTAACGACGGCGAAGGATGCGCTGGCGAAGATCTCGAAGGGGATGCCGTTCAGCAAGTTATCCAGTTTATTCGAGCGCAATGAGGGACGCCAGGCGTTCAGTATTGCGATGCGTGATGCGTGGAGTCAGAGCTGGCGGAGAGGGGTGGGTTTCCGTGAGATGAGTCCTGAGTTGGTGCGCGTGTTGAATGAGATGGGCACCGACCCGAGGCGGATCTATGCTGCGATCGAGGCGGGCATGAACCAGACCGAGATCGAGAATGTATTGATGGGACGACGGGCGGAGGTGCAGGCGCGTAGTTTGATCCATGATGCGGCAGAGAAGACCGGCATGAGCGCGAGTGAGGCGGCGCAGATGTTGGAGCGGATCGGTATTCTGGATACGTTGGATACCTTCCTAGCCGGACAGACGACCCGTGATGGTGTGACGCAGGCATTCGCACGGGCGGAACGGGTGGCGCAGGATTGGATGGACATGCGCACCGGCGAAGATCTAAAGGCGCGGGCTGAAAACGTGAAGCAGCGGGTAGGGTTGGAGGGTGCAACGGCTGCCCTGGATGTGGCACAGAAGGCGCATGCTGAATTCACGGATGCGTGGATGGATCATTATTACCGCTTCGGTGAGGTGATGCAGAACTTGTTCGAGTTGGATGATACCCAGCGGGATAAGGCGTTGGACCTTGCCTATGATGTGAGTGATAAAGAATTCCGGCGGGTGGATGCGACCAATGCGGCGAATTGGCAGGGTGTGTTCGAGGCGTGGGGCTTGAGCGGGGATGTCCGTGCGCTGCGAATGTTGGAAGGCATGGGGGAAGTTGGCGCTGCCATGAGCGGAGCGTACCGCCAGATGCGCGAGAACTTCAAGGCATGGCGTGAGAAGTGGGCAAACGACCCGACCAACCCGGCGCGATGGGATGAGTTGACGGCTGTGCGCGGTGCCAATGATGCTCTATTCAAGAAGGCATTCAAAGCCAAGCATGATGCTGAGGTGAAGATGGGGGCTGCCATGGCGGAGATCTACGAGGCGCAGCATGGACCCGCTGCCGGGGAGGCCGCCCGGCGGTGGTGGGAAGATGTGGTTGCGTTCAATGATGAGATCGTGAAGAGGGAGCGTGACTTCCGGGGTGAGATGGCACAGGCAGCCCGAGCGGGTGTGCCTGCTGAGTTGATCGCTGTGCAAAAACAGAAGTATTACAGTGAGACGAAGATCCTGCTGATCGCGGAGTTGGAGAAGATCAACAGTGATGGGATCGCAAGGCTGGAAAGGGTGATCAGGGGACGAGGGACGAGTAACGAGGGACAAGGAAGACCAACCCCGCCGACGGATGGCGGTGGATGGGAAGGATTACGGGAGGAGTTTAGCCGCCCGTATGATGCTGCACAGAATGCACGCCAGCGGATCGAGGAGCGGTTAGCTGCGCAGGCGCGAGATGTTTCAGGGGAAACAGCGACAGTGACCAGTGAGACCCAACCCCCGACCCCTCCAGTTGGAGAGGGGAGTCGTGTTGACCCTGCCGATGAAGTGAATGCGTTGATGTCTGCAGCGGAGCAGCGGAAGGGGCGGGAGAAGGCGGAGAAGAAGGCACGTGAGTCTGCGGTGTGGGATGTGGCGGAGGAGTATTGGGGCAAGGGGGGGAACTATAACCGCGGGATTTTACAGGATGGCTTTGCGTTGGTGAACGCATTACGCAAGGCTGAATATGGCGGCATCCCTGATCTGACGTGGTTGGATGATCCGCGATTGACGCCGGAATTGGCGAGGCAGATCCTTGAGACGCGCAAGGCAGCGAAGGAAACAAGCGCGACGGCGGCGGCAGAGCAGGCGTTCACGGTGACAGAGAAGAACCGTGGACGAAAATTCGATACCAGCCAGATCAACAATGACACGACGATCCTGCGGGCGGTGGCATTGCATGGCGGGCTGGATATGAACCTACGCCTGGACATTACCGGTGAGAAGAAGCCGAAAGGTGTGCCGGGGTTGTTCACGAAAGACGGTGTGAATATCGATGTGATGGCGCGGATGTTGGCGGATGATGGATATCCGATCGACGTGAATCGCGCTGATGATCCGGGTGGTGTGAACCAAGCCAGGGAGTTGATCAACCGTGCCCGCAATGGGGATAAGGTCTATCCGGTAGGGCATGACTTTAGTGCAGAGATCGATGCGGCGGAGGCGGCTTGGATCGAAGGCTTTAACTTCGATGAGGTGCCGGAGACCCCGTTTGATAGTGCGTTGTGGCAGAGTGAGTTTGCTGCGGCGGTGGAACGTGCGGACCTGGTGCAGGTGTACGAGATGATCGGGACGTTCCCGGATGAGATATTAGAGCAGCCGTCAGCCATCAGTGGTCAGACGTGGAGGGATTATCTCTCGCGTGTGGCGGATGAAGTGGCTATTCGCGCAGACGAGAATGCACGGGCTGAGTCTGTGGCGGCGCGGGCGGCTGAGGTGCAGGAAACGTTGACAGCTGCGGAGCAACATGCCGAGGCGGTGACGAAGCGAACGATCTTGATGGAGTCGTTGGCTGAGGCGTTCAAGCTGGACGAGAAGAAGATGGCGGCTTATGGGGAGATGTCTGACGCATTGGCGGATTGGTATGCGCGGATTACGGGTGAGACGCGGGATGATTTCTATAACCGATATTTCGGGGATGTGAAGCGGGGCGGGGCTGATGCGGTGGATGGGTTGCTACAAAGCGAAGCTGCGCCGGTGTGGTATTCGAAGCTGGAGCGGACGGTGGAGTCTATGCCGCAGGATGTGATGACGGTGGAGCAGCTACGCGGTGCGATCACGAAGGCGGGCGTGAAGGCAGATGAGTTGTATTGGACGGGCTTCGATGAGTGGGTGAAGGGGCGCACGGGCAAGGTGAGCAAGGCGGATGCCTTGGCATTTTTGCGTGAGGGGGGCGTGAAGGTAGAGGAGGTTTACAAAGGCGGCGATGGTGAACGGTCGCGATATGAGGGTTATCAGATACCAGGTGGTGAGAATTATCAAGAGTTGTTATTCACACTGCCCACCGATATGACTGCCCCAAAGGTGAGCCTGCCTGATGGTTATAAGGTTGAAGAACTTTATGGACATCGAACGGCTAAATATACTTTGGTGGGTCCAGATGGAACGGGGAGACCCATTCCAGGTGATACCTATCAAGACGCATTGGTCAGCGCCTATCGCAATATTTACGGCTTTGACTTTGACGAGAAGGGAACTTATAGAAGCGGACATTGGGATGAGCCGAATGTGTTAGCGCATACGCGGTTCAATGAGCGCGTGGATGTGGACGGGAAGAAGGTACTTTTCATCGAGGAGGTGCAGAGCGATTGGCACCAGTCCGGCAGGGAGAAGGGGTATAGAGATCCATCTCTTAGCCTTAAGGCGGAAGGTTACGCACGTTCCTTGCGTGAAAAATACAGACTGAGCTTCGATGAAAATATAGTTGGCAATCCTAAAGTTCCAATGAACGAACAGTATGAACTTAGTGGAATGAATATCGCAAAAAATTCAGGCGTTCCTAATGCACCCTTTGCGAAGACGTGGCATGAGTTGGTGATGAAGCGGATGTTACGCTATGCGGCGGAGAATGGGTTTGATAAGGTGGCGTGGACGACGGGCGAGATGCAGGCTGCGCGGTATGACCTGAGCAAACAGGTGGAGCGCGTGGAATATTTTGGGAATAGTCGTGTTGAAGTTTATGGACACGATGGTTCCATCCTGCTTGATCGCCCTGCGAAGCCGGAGGAATTGCCTGACATCATTGGCAAAGAAGCTGCTGAAAAACTATTGAAACAAAATACCGAGCCGACTGCAACCAATGAGAAGACGAAGAGAGTCTTATCCGGTGCTGAGAATTTGAAGGTTGGCGGCGAGGGCATGAAGGGATTCTATGATCAGATCCTACCGTCCACGATGGATAAGTATGCGAAGAAGTGGGGGGCGAAGACGGGTGAGACTTTATTAGGTGCATCTGATAGAGATGTGTATGCTTTCCATGAGATGAGCAAGCCTTTATGGGACGACCTATCGCCTGCCGAAAAAGATATCCTTCGTGCTGAATACAAGAAGCAAGCGGCAAAGGTTCACAGTTTAGAGGTGACGCCTGCGATGCGAGAGTCTGTGATGCAGGGGCAGCCGTTGTTCCAGAAGGATAAGCAGGCTGGGTTGTGGGGTGCAGGGGAAGATACCCCATTGTTCAGCGGGACGGCACAGAAGGCAAAGGCTGAGACGTACAAGCCGACGGAGGCGGGGAAGCAGGAGACCATGTTTGACATGCGCCCGCAGTTTGGGACGGGTGAAGCCAGCCTTGCGCCGAAAATCCCTGGCACGATCGATAAGGGGATGGTGACGTTCGAGGAGATGAAGGCGACGATCACGGCATTTGAGGCGGCGGACTTTTCGACGGTGATCCATGAGAGCGGGCATGTGTATCGGCGAGTCTTGGCGGATGTGGCGGAGCGGACGGGGAACCCGTACATTTTGCGAGACTTGCAGACCATCGAAGAATGGGCAGGGGTGACGGATGGGAAGTGGACACGCGAGGCGGAGGAGAAGTTTGCCCGCGGGTTCGAGCGTTACATCACCGAAGGGAATGCGCCGACGCCGAAGCTGGTGCAGGCGTTTGAGTCGTTCCGTCAGTGGATGCTGGATATTTATAAGAGCATCACGGGCAGCAGTATTGATGTGAAGTTGACGGATGATGTGCGCCGTGTGTTCGATCGGATGTTGGGACAGGAAGAGCAGGTTGCGGCTGGGTTCGATCCTGAGACGCAGTGGGTGGATACGAATGGGCGTGTCCATATGAAACAGCGTGCAGATCTTGGCGTTGATAGCAGGGCTGCGAAGGCTGATGCACGGGCGCTCATGGAGGGTGATATGGGTGCGCGTTTGAAGGCGGCGGCAGAGGCGAGAAGGGCGAGAGCTAACCCCACCCCCAGCCCCTCCCCATCTCTTCGAGATGGAGAGGGGAGCGGCACCCTCTTCCAGAGTGAGGTGCCGTTCGGGATGTATGACGAGAAGGCGCAATTCAGACCGGCGAGTGATGGGATGGATGCGACGTGGCGCGAGCGGGTGATGCCGTTGTTGAGGGCGATGGAGGAAGGTGCGAAGGATCAGGTGTCAGCTTTCAGCCCCACCCCCAGCCCCTCCCCAAATACTACGAACAAGGGCGTATTTGGAGAGGGGGGCTTTCGGGACATGAGTCCTGAAGGTCAAGCCATGCTGCGAAAGTATATGGCGCAGGTGAAGGGTGACATGGCGACGACGAAGCTGGCGACGGTGCGGTTCGCTGAGAAGCAGAGAGATTTCGCATTGTTGAACTATAGCAAGCGGTATGGCTACGACCGGATGGGTGACTTCCTTGCGACGTACCAGCTGTACCCGACCCGAAGCGGGGTGACCTGGTTGGCGCGAGCCGTGGATAAGCCTGCCCTATTCTCAAACTATGCCCGCTTGCGCATGCAACAGGAGCGATATGAGCGAGACATTCCTGAGCGTTTACGCGGGAAGATCCGCATCTCTGCGCCGTGGCTGCCGGAGTGGGCGGGTGATAGCTTGTACATTGACCCAATGCGCAATCTATTCTTCCCTGATACGGTGGCACGGTACCTGGAGCGAGGGCAGCGAGAGAAGAATTATCAAGTGATCGAGGCGGAACGTGTGCTGCAGGAGTGGCAGGCGAGCGGTCAATATAACGATGCGGAGATCATCGATGCTGCGAAGACACAGAAGGGCAAGGTGTGGGAGCGGGCATGGGCAGAGGCGCAGATGAGACGAGAGAGCGAGTCTTCTAACCCTGTGGATTTCTTCACGTCGTTCTTCGGTCCATCCTGGTATCTATCCACGCCGTTGAATTTGGCAGGGGTACGTGTGCCGGGGATCAGCCAAGGGAAACCGGAGAAGGTGAACACGCTGCCGCTGGGGAATACAGCGCGGGCATTGGATACGGTGACGCAGGGGACGTGGGCGGAGCCGGTGGGGAATCTGATCGGGTTGATCGGGAAGGGTGAAGATGCAATCCGTGAGACCTTCAAGCTGCCGACCCGCGGTGAGTATGCCGAGTATTACGCGAAGCGACAAGTGGCGAACATGGTGGCTGAGGGCAAGATCTCGCCGGAGGATGCACAGATCGCGATGATCGAGAAGACGGGTCCGATATGGGATGAGGCGAAGCAGCGTGTGGATATGGAGTTGGCGCTGCGTGTGCCGTTGGCGGGCGTGACGTATGCGGCGCTGCAGGAAGGTCCGCTGGCGGGGGCGCAGGCGGCGGTGCCATCTTTATTCGGTGCGAGTCTTCTGCCTGCGGGCGAGTTGGAATATCGCGGGTTGAAAGATGAATGGAATGAGGCATGGAAGCTGGCGGATGCCGGTGATACGAAGGCGGTGCAGCGGTTCTTTGACAATTATCCTGAGTATGAGGCGTGGCTGGCAAAGAATAAGGATGATGGTGAGTTGCTGAAAAGTTTCCTGATCGGGCAGATTTGGGATGCCTATATGGAGCTAGGCGATACGAACCAGAAGCAGGCGCGGGCGGAGTTGGGTGAGGGGTTCCGTCAGTCGTTCCTTGATAAGGAGACACGCAGCTATGAGACGCTGGATGTGAACCAGTTGGTGGAGTGGGCGCGGTTGCTGGGGGCAAAGACCCCCTCCGTCGCTGGCGCGACACCTCCCCCAACTTCTTCGAAGTTAGGGGAGGAAGACCCGAAGCTGCAGTTGTACCCGGAGCAGGTGACGGGGATCACGGATCAGTTCTTTGAGCAGAGGCGAAACTATTATCCGAATTACTATGAGCAACAATCCGCTTATTATGCGTTGCCCAAAAGTGACAGGATGAATTACCTGGCAGAGAATCCAGATTATGCCGAGTATCGAAGATGGAAAGACCGCTGGTACAAGAGTTATCCGCAGTTTGTGCCGATCTTCAATGGGGATGCGTTCGACCGTGTGGATACAAGCGGGTGGATGCCGGGGCTGGAGGATGCGGTACGTGAGGCTGCGATGAGCGGCGGGCGTTTGGGACAGGGGGCACGTGCGGCGCTGATGAATGAGTGGCTGCTGGCGGGACAGCCAATGAATGATTTTGATACCTGGGTGAAGAGTGCGGTGTTGCCTGGGATGATGTATGGAGATTAGGTGTCAGGTGCGATGTGTCACGTGTCACGTAGTTGATAAAAAAGGAGATTTGAGATGATTGCAGATTTGATAAAACGATTTAAGTACCACCCCCCAACAGGGAACCAGCCGCAGAAGTACGACAACATTCGTAAGAATGCGCTGGCGTTCGCTGAATTGCTCGATGCCATGTGCCCAGACTCGCGAGAGAAATCGCTGGCGATCACACACCTTGAAGAAGCTGTGATGTGGGCTAATGCATCCATTGCAAGAAACGAAGGCGACAACCCCCTTCCATCCGAGTGAAAGAATTGTGCTATAATTTTTTCACACAACCTGACCACCCCCTCTGCCCTTCGGGCATCTCCCCCTAAAGGGGGGAGAAGGGACGCGGAGCAGGAATATAATTTGACCGACAGACGAAGAGACGGGTCGTACCTCATGACGAGGTGCGACCCGTCTCTTTTTGTTTTGTCACCAAGAAGGAGAAATTCACAATGCCAGTATCAGATAACTCCCAAGCAGGCGACCTTGAGCAGCCCATCGAGGAAGCCGTAGAAGTTCCCGAGCAGACTTCCGAAGAGGAAAGCGCCGGAGAGGAACAGCAGCCGGAGAAAAAGTTATTCACGCTTGACGAAGTGCGCAAGATCATCCGCGAGGAGGTCAGCCCGATCATTCAGAGTCAAGTGGCAAAGAGTGAAAACCGAACCGAGAGACGGATCCAAGAACGGTTCCAACAGCTTGAACAAAATAAAGGCGTGTTGAAACTTTCGGATGAAGATGTTGTGAATGCACGAAAAGCCATCATTGAAGAAGAAACCATGAAGGCTTACGAGCAGCCAGGGCAGCAGGGCAAGCCGACCCAGCCGACAGCATCCGACAACGGAGATGATCAGGTTCAGTTCATGAGCAGAGTCGATGCCGTGTTTGCAAAAGAGGGAGCGCGATTGACCCCCCAGGAATTGGCAGCCTTGCCCGAATGGCAAGACCCCAATGGAGACCCGATCGATACGTTGATCGCGATCACCAGTGCAGCACGTGAGAAGGCGGCGAAGCAGAAATCCTTCAAGGAAACCGCGAAGGGTCGTGTGACCCAAGGCGGCGGAAAGATCTCAAGTAATCAAGCTGATATCTCCAGTATCAAAGATTCGACCACACTTTATGAGATGGGCGATAAACAGATAAGGGAGAAGAATAAACGATAACCTCTAAAGGAGAAATCCCATGGCAGTAACCCTGAACGATATTGTGAAGGCAAGCAAGGACCCGATGCAGAAGGCATTCATCCTTGATCTACTTCGCTTTTCTGATCTGATCGGTGTCATTCCGTTCCAAGGTGTGGACGGTTTGAAAGTGACCGATACCCGCTGGCAGACCATGCCTTCGGCGGGCTTCCGTAAACTCAACGGTGGTTATACCGAAAGTTCCGGTACCACCGAAGAGATCGGTGAAACCCTTGCCCTTTTGGGTGGGGATGTGAAGATCGACAAAGTTGGTGAGAAGGTGGCAGCCAAGAAGGAAAAGCCGCTTGTGACCCAAATGAAGATGAAAGCCAAGGCGGTTGCTTTTACCTTCAACGATTACTTCATCAACGGTGATCATGGTGTGGACCCGGACGGGTTCGAAGGTGTGAAGAAGCGTGTAGGCTCAATGCCTTCCCGTCAGACCATCGACCTCGCCAGTGCGGGCGACAGCCTCAAAGTTCTCGCCAGCACCACCGCAGCGCAGACCTTCCTCGATGCGCTGCACCAAGCCAGCAAGTATGTTGATGGCGCGACTCATATCTTTGTGAACGAAACCTCCTGGCTCAAATATGGATCCGTGCTGCGCATGCTGGGCTTGCAGTATGACCTGGTGAATATGTATGAACGCACCTGGAATTCATTCCAGAATATTCCGCTGGTGGATGTTGGTTTGAAATC